GCAAAATCTTCGGTCTGCACATGGCAGGATACGACAGTGAGGGTTACTATGGAGTGGCTGTGGCAATTCATCAAGAATTGCTGGAGTCACTTCGTAGTTCCTTACAGTTGAGGAATGCTGAGTCGGACCTGGATGGAACGTTTGAACTCGAGGGACCCGTAGCTGAGAAGAGTTTCCCCGGAGACTTTATCAATTACGGTCAGGCGACGGCTTGTTCGTCTTCTGGAAGTACCGCGATTAGGAGGAGCCCGCTTCATGGGATCTTGGCCAAACCTACCACAGCACCTGCGGTGTTAAAACCGATTGTTGTGGATGGTAAGGTTATAGATCCTTTGGAGCAGGCCCGTCTGAAAGCCGATACCCCAAATGTAGCTGTGGATGAAGCAATTCTGAAGCAGTGTTCTGACCACTACGCACGCACGCTCATGGACCTCAAAGTAGATGATGAGGATGATCGTGTGTTGTCGTGGGAAGAAGCCATTTGTGGTGTCGAAGGTAACCATTTGTATTCGCCGGTGAAGAGAAATACTTCGCCTGGATATGGATGGACTTCCAAAGGATGTGGCAAAGAGCCGTGGCTTGGAAAGAATGAGGACTACGTGACCGACCACCCGGACGTGCTGAAGAGCAGGGATGCTATGTTACAACGACTCAAGAGCGGAAAGCGAGCTGGTACAGTGTTCATCGATACGTTGAAAGACGAACGAAGGACGCTGGACAAAGTTGCAGCTGGAAAGACGCGATTGTTTGCTGCTGGAGAGATGGTCTATTGCTTGGTTTTTCGTCAATATTTTGCAGGTTTTAATGCACATATAATGAAGAATCAGGTGATGGCCGAATCGACAGTAGGGATCAATCCGTTTGGACAGATGTGGACTACACTCGCCAACCGCTTGAGAGAAGTTGGGCCCCATGTTATTGCTGGAGACTTTTCCAATTATGATGGAACTCTGAGCTCTGCGATCATGTGGGAGGTTCTTGACATTGTTGAGACCTTCTACGAGAACGCTAGCGAAGAGGACCGTCAGATTAGGAGAGGACTCTGGTGTGACTTGGTTAACAGCATCCATGCTACGACGCCGTTCAACGGAATGGAGCACGGAAAGGAGACGATTCTCTATCAGTGGAATCACTCGCAACCTAGTGGAAATCCCATGACTGTTATCCTCAACTCGGTGTATCACAGTATCGTTGCGCGCTATGTTTTTAAACTATGTGCGCGGCGGTACTGTCCTACTAGAGTTGGGCTTGACAACTGGGACCGGTTTGTGCGTCATGCGAATTATGGTGATGATGATCTCTACAACATTCACCCTGAAATTATCGATTGGTTTAACCAATTGACGATGACGGAGATGTTTAAAGAGATCGGAATGACCTATACGGATGAAGCAAAGACCGGCGAACTGGTTAAGAGTAGGAAGCTGGAAGAAGTCGCTTTCTTGAAGCGCAAGTTCCGTTGGGACGCGGAAGAAGCTCGATGGAGGTGCCCCCATTCCCTCGACGTCATCCTTGAGATGCCGATGTGGGTGAAGAAGGGCGCTAACGTCTACAGCTTGACGGCTGAGGTGCTTGAGGAGGCTGTCCATGAATTGGCCCAACACGAGAAATCGGTTTGGGATCAATATATTGGTCGCTTCCTTGAAGCACGTAAACTGCTGTTGCCTAAAGCTAATGCGAAGCTACTCACTTTTGATGAATATCAGGAGGTAGAGCGAGCGCGCATGGAGTATTATGCGACAGCTGATCCGCGCGACACTAAGCGGATCGACTGCATTTTCTATTAGATTGAAGAACTAGCCTGTTGAACCTCGTGAGAAAGACAATTTCAAACGGTTGAGAGAAATCTCGTAAATCCGTCCCTGAAATTTGATTCAGATCGAGGAGACAGTGTAAAGCTAGGAGGAGATTGGGCTTAATTGCACCTTCCTGAAACGCTTCGTCAATAGATATGTTAGTAGTTGTGTCACCAAAACCATGTGATCGGTTTTTGTTCTAGATTGCCGAAAAGGAACAAATTCACGCTGGGTTCACCGAAAGGTGAGATGGGAGAGGTATTTACCTCCATTGCAGACTGTTTGCCCATCTAAAAATAATAGGATAATCTGCCGGCACGACCCGAAGAAGGATAAGTGGCTTCTAGGTAGTCGTTAAACAATTCACTTGCTGAAAATTCCCCCCAAGAAAACTCCCCTATCCCCCAACAAGCTGAAACTGTGGAACGTCAGGAAATTGTCGTCTTTCACGAAGACGGAGAGGTTAACCGAGTCGACGACAACGTCACTCAGACCACTCCTTTCGTGCGGATTAAAGATCTTGATGATTCGCTCAACAATGATGTCATCGGTTTTCTCGAGAGACCTGTGATTGCTGACCATTTCATTTGGTCGTCGAGTGAACCCGATGCTGTATTGCTCGGGTCCAATCGATTGCCTCATGACTGGTTAAAGTATTCCATGTTTACTGAGAAGCTCGCTGGTTTTAGATACTTTAAGGCTGATTTTAAGGTTCGTATTCAGGTCAACGCTCAACCGTTTAACGCGGGCATGCTTATGCTCGTGTTTATACCGCTCGAAGAGACGATGACTACTACACCATCTAGTATGGCGGATTTTTCAGGACTGACCGGCTATCGCCATGTAGTGCTGGATCTTGCTCAAGATACAGCATGCGAACTAACGATACCCTACTCTGCCCTAGTTTCTCACATCGATTTGATGAAGGCCTACGGAGCGATAGGTAGAGCCAAGCTCTACGTATACTCTCCTCTTACCGGATCTGCCGATGTTGATGGAACAATCTGGATCACCGCTACCAATGTGGAAGTGGCCCTACCGACCGGGTTGGCGATTTCGCCTCCTTTACCCGTGTCGCAAGGTTACGCCCATGCTGGTGGTGTTAGTGTGAAGATGAAGGGCAGGGCTGCTCCAGTTCCTGCAAAAGACACCAAAATGACTACGAAACCCCCAAAGAAACCTAAAGGTGCTATCTCCAGTGTAGCCGATACCGTTGGCTCCATTGCTGGTGCGTTGAAGGATGTCCCTGTTATCGGAGGGATCGCAGACACTGTTGAGTGGGTTTCAGGTGCTGTTAGTTCGGTTGCGAGTTTCTTCGGATTCTCAAAGCCAGCTGACACATCTGTTCCTACGAAGCAGACGCTTGTGGTCGCTAACAATTTCGCGAACTACGACGGAGATTCGAAGACCAAGAGCCTAGCTTTTAGCTGGGCGAATGAGACTCAGATCCCCACCGACGTATTTCAAGAAACCGATGATGAGATGTGCTTTTCCCACATTTTAGCTCGACCCACCTACCTCACCCGTTTCAAGATGAGAGACGACTCGCCGCAGAACACTATAATTTGGAAATGGCCTGTGGATCCTCGTGCTTGCCTTAAGGTAATTCACAATGATTCTACTAAGACGCCATACATCAAGGACGCTTATCTCTGTGCCAATACTTACCTCAGTTATCTCAGCAACTTCTTTAAGTTCTATCGTGGTACCATTAATTATCACTTCCGAGTGGTGAAGACTGTGTATCATTCCGGTAGAATTCGAGTTTTTGTTGTCCCTGGGGCGACTGTTGACACAGATGTGAGCGCGATTGATTTCAATAAAGTGCACTCGTCAGTTTTCGATCTTCGCGAAACAAACCAATTCGACATTAGTGTTCCATACAAATGGAATGCTCCGTGGAAGGCGTTGGATGGAGAATTCGTTTCACTGGTTTCCGGCATTGCTAATCACACTCAAAATGTGCCAACTGCTATGATTTACGTGGAGGTGTTGAACGCGTTGAAACAACCCACTACTGCAGCCAACTCAATTGACTTTGTCGTTGAGACGTCTGCTGGAGAGGACTTTCAATTCGCTTGCCCTGCCGTGAGTAAAGCGGTTTCGCTTGTTACGAGTGAAGAGCAGCTGAGGGCTGATTATCCAAAAATCCCGACTGTTTTCAGTGGTGAAGCACACAGTGCTGATACCATTCTGGACTCTGTTGGGGGAGATGACATAATCGCCAACAAAATTGCCATTGGAGAAGTCATTACTGGCTGGAGAGCTTTGCTCAAACGCTATTCTAAGTGGCTTGTCCAAGTACCGGTGGATGATTACTTCATCCTGCGCCCATACGACTCCGCTCTGCTGGGATCGACAAAAACACCTTTCGATTTCTACGCAGCTGCGGAGATTTTGTACCGATTCGTCAGCGGAGGGCTGAGAGTCGGTATGAAAGCCAAGTCTGTATCTGGTAAAGGAGTTGTCGTCACTCACGAAGTTGAACCCTATGGTTCCGCTGATGTGAGAGCTGACACCTCTGGCGCTGTGCTACAGGCTGAATTGCTTGAACCTGTTGTTGAGCTTGGTGTACCGTTTTATCAACCTACGCCTGGTATCTTGACTAATCTTGGATCGCCGAAGGAATCCTATGCTTCAGAAGAAGGCACAAACTACCTCGAAATGCCGTATAACAGCGGCACCATCGTGCGTAGTAGTGCTGAATCTGAGGTTTGGAGATCTACTGCAGAAGATTTTAGTTTTGGATATCTTGTGGGACCTCCCCAAACTCTAATTGGCGTTAAAGCTTCCGCTGTGAAGTGTACCGACAATTGGAAGAGGCAGCTTGATAATGCTTACATTGGACTCGCCAACAGAGCCAAGAACTTTCCTTTCCATCCCGCAGATATTGGTCCCGAGATTCGTGCCTGGTATCCTACTGAATTCCGCTTCGTTATGCCTGTTGGTTACGATGCGGAGCTTAATTCGATTAAGGCCGATGTCAATGCGCTTGTGGATGCAGCAACAGCTGCTCCTACAGCGCAGGAGAAGTACGATATTATCACGAAGGGCATCAGAGCGCCCTTTATGAAGATGCGTAATTTCTTTGACACTATCTGCGTGTTGTGAGGAAATAGTGTTGGATTTTCCGAAGTAGTGATTCATTTCGACAAGACTATTGAACTTGGAGATAGAGAAAGTATTTATACAGTTGGAAGCAATTCCGTAAATCTGTTCCTAGTACTGGACTAAGATCCGAGAGGTAGTAACTTGGCGGAGAGTGGGCCGAAAGGTACCTTCCTAGAAGACAGAAATGACATTACCACGAATTTTCAGCACGCCCCAGATGTTTTTATCCCTATCATGACCTCTCAAAGATTGATGCGACAGGTCTAGTGAACCTCTTGAGAAAGATAGTATTATACGGTTGGAAGCAATTCTATAAATCCGTCACTATTACTTGATTCAGAAGGAGGAGCTAGTGATCAGAACCTGGAGGAGATTGGGCTTAATTGTACCTTCCTGAAAGGCTGAAAATCTTTGTTTGTAATTGACAAATAATTACATCTGGTTTGTATATATATATATAGATCAAAATTTAAGTGATACTCGCTTCACGAGTATTCACCCCGTGAGTAGAACGGCGAACCCTGATGAGGGGCAAGCCGTAATTAGAACGATAAGAACCGCCAATGCGGTTGTTTCCCCTTACGGGGTGACGACCACACGACTCTAATGCCT